TTGGAAAAAGCAATGATAATATGTCGGATGGTCAGGCACACGCATGGGCGGAGTTTGTAAAGGCGTCGAGAGAAATTGGTAAGCAATTAAATGACTGTGCCTATGATGTTTGCGTTGTTGGGATTAGCGCTGCTGATTGGGCAAAGAAAAAGGACGCCGACCCGAAGGGTGGCATTCTAGTTTTAAGATTAAGTCTTGATGCATTGGGTGATTATTTTGGTATGCCAAAAGATTAATTTTATATATTTCTTTAGCCGTTATAAAATTCTGGTTTACTAATTTGGTCTTTAATAAAATCGGCACACTCCTTTTCAGTTTCTGCTTCAAATTCTATTGACGCATATTCCCCATTTATAAGAATAACTAAAAAATTACTACAATATTCTGTAACACAATAATTCATCTATAAAACTCCCTTTAGTATATGACTTACAATTAAAAAGGCAGCCAGTAAACAAACCACAAAATGTATGTAGCAAAGCACTTTATAAGTAGCTTGCTTAATATCTGTATTGTCATTGGCTGCCTTAACTTTGCGCATTACTTAATGACCATAATTTGAACATGGTCATTAAACCATTTTTGCACTGAACTTTTAGCCTGATCAGTTTCAAGCTTATGTTCTTTACAAACCTCTTTAACCATAGCTTGCTTTAGCTTTTTTTCGGTTGTATCAATTTTTGACTTTTTAGACATGTTGTCTTCTCCTTTTAATTGGCATAATTGCCAGCTTGATTACATCAATGTAATCATAAAAGCAGCGTGAATTAATCACGCTGCTAATAAAATCACATGTATGAAACACCATTGACTTTTGAAATTCTGTAATAATTTGACGATAAATCGGCATTGTTTATGCGATAACGTCTAAACTTTAAATTAGTTACAATATCCACAATACCTGAATAATGTTTTCCATCTGCTCCAAATGTAGAAACCTTATCACCCTTTTTCAAATGTATATTTTTGTTATTTACAGTTGTGCAATTCATAAAAATAATCATTCTATAAACTCCAACTCGTTAGCATTTTTTCGCAATATAGCCCGACGAATTAGTTTCATATCGCCGGATAATTCGGAGATATAAAACCTATATTCCCTATCTCCATTTTCATGCTGCTTATGTGTTGTCTTATGCGTAATAAAGTCATGCGAATTTTTGGCACTAGTACCGACGACAATATTTGTCTCACCATGTTCTTTTATTCCATAAGATTTATTTCCAGTGCTGCCAGATTTATTGGCATAAGCACAAGATTGAATTTTATTCCATATTGGATACATCACTGTTCATGTCTCCCTTAAAATCTCTTATTCTTAAAATCTGGTTCGACATGTAATTTTTCAACCAAGTCTGGCCGTCTTAAATAAGTCGGGGTGTCCAAATCCTGTATAAGGCCGAACCGGATGTTTTCGATTTCAATACCGTTTGGTTTTAAATTTGTTAAAGACCGTAAATTTCTAATAATTACCTTAAGCATAACTACTCCTTTAATATTCCTAATAGGAATAATATAATCATCAGAAGAATAATATGCAAGATAAAAAAGAATATTCTTGACTAAAAGTCCGCATAGTAATAATATTTAAATATTCTGGTGATTTGTGCGTAAACCGTGCAGTCGCTTTTTTTATTTTCAATCACTTAGCGAATTAAACCATGTCAAACACAGCAAAGACAAAGCCGCGCCGGGGGCGTAAGTTCGGGGATGGTGTTGGCTCTGGTGCGGGGCAGCAGAGCCTTCAAAGGTTGCGATACGAAATTCACGCTGGGTTGGGGCTACTGGAAGACGATGGCACACCGTTGTCACTGATAATCAAGCAACAATTACAGGGATCTAGGCCAGAAGCCATGCTTGGCGTTCTTGCGCGACTACTTCCTAGTGACATCACAGTCAATGCGGGTAGCGATTTTATCCGTAGCTTGGAAGAAGTAGGCGCGGCTATTGACGAACAGGTAACGCAGGCCAAAGCAGCCGAATTTAGCCGACTGTCAGATGTGGAAGCTGACAGTCAGGATTGGCGCAAACATGCGGATTACTACGGAAAAAAGCCAGTGAATTAGACAAAAATATCAAGATGTGACGGTAAATGTGACGGTTTTGAGCCGATATTGCACTACCCACACCCCCCCCACCCTGTCGCGGCGGCGGGGGGCAGTGATAGATATATATACCCATAACTACCCCCCCTTGGTGGGCGTTATTAGGCAAGGAACCCTATGCCTCAAAAAAAAATTTCTACTGACACACTGCAAGAGCATGAGCGTCGGTTACTTCAACTACGACAAGACCCCGCCTTGTTCGTCAGGGCAGTCTTACAAGCTGAACCGCAACCGTGGCAGGAAGAAGCGTTACTGGCAATCCGAGACAACGACCGTGTTGCTATCAGGTCAGGACACGGCGTCGGCAAGACAGCATTTTTAAGTTGGGTCGTCCTCTGGTGGATGTTGACCCACTACCCCGTCAAGGTAGCTTGCACAGCCAACACTGCTTCGCAGTTGTCGGATGTCCTCTGGCCTGAGATTAATAAATGGGGCAGAAAGCTGCCTGAGTTTTTTCAAAGCCAGCTTGAGTTTAAGTCCGACAAGATTGAACTCAAAGGCGGGTCGGACAGTTTTGCAGTCGCAAGAACGAGCCGGAAGGAACAGCCGGAAGCCTTACAAGGCTTTCATTCGCCTAACATGCTTTTCGTCGTCGATGAAGCATCCGGCGTCCCTGACATAATTTTTGAAGTCGGGCAGGGTGCAATGTCCACAGCAGGCGCAAAGACTGTCATGGTCGGCAACCCAACAAGGTCGTCAGGTTTCTTCTATGACGCTTTTAACAAAAACTCGGATCGGTGGTGGACGACACGAGTTGGGTGTGCAGACGCTACCACAGTTACAGAAGACTTCCTCGAAGACATGGCGAGGCAGTATGGCGAGGATAGCAATATTTACCGCGTCCGTGTTCTTGGCGAGTTCCCTGAAGCCGACGACGATGTTGTGATACCTCTTTACTTGCTAGAGAGCGCGGTGACACGCGATGTCGAAGCGGTTGAGAATATCATGCCTGTTTGGGGCTTGGACGTTGCTCGTTTCGGTGATGACCGGACGGCGCTTTGTAAGCGACAGGGCAACGCTTTAGTCGAGCCAATCAAATCATGGCGAAATAAAGACTTGATGGAAATTTGCGGGATTATTCTTACTGAGTATGAAAGCACACCGTATTCCGAGCGCCCCGGTGAAATACTGGTTGATAGTATTGGCTTGGGCGCAGGGGTTGTTGACCGCCTGACAGAAATGGAGTTCGGCCCTAACATTCGCGGCATAAATGTTGCTGAAAGTCCTGCGCTAGGCCAGCGCTTTGGCAGGCTTCGCGATGAACTTTGGTTTAAGGCAAGAGAATGGCTTGAGGCGCGGGATGTTCATATGCCTCAAGATGACGAATTAATTTCTGAGCTTAGTTCTGTGCGGTTTAAATATTTGTCGTCTGGGAAATTAAAAGTTGAGAGCAAAGATGAGATAAAACGCAGGGGGAAAAAATCTTGCGATTTAGCCGATAGTTTTGTTCTGACATTTGGAAGCATGGCGTCTAGGGCGTCTTTTGGCTCCGCTTATGGATTTAGTAAATCGTTAAATTACAGCGATGCTGGTTGGATAGTATGAGTGACAAGGTTGTTGAGTTTCCTGTTAAGGGAACAAAAAAACAGAACTTTGGTTTTATCGAAGTTTCATACGACGTTGATCCCGAAGATATGGACGCGGCTATTTTTTGTCTCAGTTCAGCCGCAATCGGTTTGAGCGCAGGTGCAAACATCGACCATAAGTCGATTATGCACGGCGCTTTGGTTGTTGCGGCGCAAGCTGCTTTAACTGCTGGCTTCAGTCAAGGAGAGTTTAGGTACATAACCTCGACGATAGAGTTCCTTGACGAAACCCCCACGGATGTCTCTTAGGGGGGGTGGGTTATGCGCCTGATATTTCATAGTCGTGGTGGTTATGAAGAGGGCGCTACAGGAACAACCTTCAACCGCGATACTTTCCGACAACATAATTGGTGTGGTCGTTGGGGCGATTACTACGCTTCACAGCGTTACCCGCGCACATGGAAAATTAGGAAATGGCTAAAAAAGATAACTTTAGTCTTTACAGAGCTAAAACAAAAATTCGGCGCAGATCAAAGCGACCTCCGTTAAATCATCGGAAAAAGCTAGGGCCGCGTCATCACATGAGATAGTAAAATGCTAAACATTGGAATGATGAATATACCGGGCTTGCTTGCGGCACAGGGCATCGGCGTACCTGCAACCCCTGTGTTTCAGGAAGGCACAATGCAGATGGCAGGCAGTGATGTCCCTGTCGTGCGTGTAACGGGCGGTGGCGCTATACCAGCAGGATTGCTTGGCGACATACCTGTTACTTATGACGGCGGGTTTACACCAAAACCTCAACCTATGGCAGCCCAGCCTGCAAACATAGGTGCATTTGGTGCAATGCTCCCACAGGC